GATCATGTGATCCCGTTATTTGCCGGGGAGCATTGCGGGAATGTATCTACGCCGTTCTTCCAGTACAAGGAATATGTCTTTGCCTGGGGCGGCGCTTATCTGAACCAGTATAGGTATACCTGGCTATTGACTCCGTATCTGGCTACGATCTGCAATCTGAGTCAGGCGGTGGTGAAGAATGCAGATAAGACGATGAAGATCACATATACGCTGACGGAGCAGACAGTGACGACATAAGATCTGCTGGCAACTGAATAATTTGTTTTCAAGGGATGGCTTCGGCTGTCCCTATTTTTATGCGAAGGAGGGCATGTGAAATGAAGGAGTTTTGGAATGTGATTCAGGCGATCTTTGCGGCAGTAGGCGGCTGGCTTGGTTATTTCCTGGGCGGAAATGACGGACTGCTTTATGCGCTTCTGGCTTTTGTGGTGCTGGATTATATCACTGGGGTCATGTGCGCGGTGGCGGATAAGAAGCTGTCGAGCGCCGTAGGCTTCAAGGGGATCTGCAGGAAGGTTCTGATCTTTGCGCTGGTAGGAATCGGGCATCTGCTGGATACGCACATTTTTGGAGAAGCCGGTGTCTTAAGAACCGCGATCATTTTCTTCTACATCTCCAATGAAGGCCTGAGCCTTGTGGAGAATGCAGCGTATCTGGGACTTCCTATTCCGGGGAAGCTTCACAAGGTCTTGGAGCAGCTGCATGACCGGAGCGAGAAGGAAAAGGATAAGAAGGATGGTGAGGAATAATGGCTTACACGAACAGTTCTATGGTGGTTTATAAGAAGCTTTCTCCGAATCATTCCGGGCAGAGGACGCACAGCATTGACCGGATCACGCCGCATTGTGTGGTCGGCCAGTGTACGGCGGAAGGACTTGGAGAGTGGTTTGAGAAGCAGTCTACACAGGCATCAAGCAACTACGGTATTGACCGTGACGGCAGGGTGGCTCTGTATGTGGAAGAAAAGAACCGTTCCTGGTGTACTTCCAGTAATGCCAATGACCAGAGGGCGATCACGATCGAGTGCGCATCCGATACTACGGAGCCTTATGCTTTCAGAGATGTCGTTTATCAGAGACTGATCGAGCTTTGCATTGATATCTGTAAGAGGAACGGTAAGAAGAAGCTGATCTGGTTCGGGGATAAGGATAAGACGCTGAATTATTCTCCAAAGAACGGTGAGATGATCCTGACGGTTCACAGGTGGTTTGCGAATAAAAGCTGTCCGGGGAACTGGATGTATGCGAGGATGGGTGACCTTGCTGAGAAGGTAACGAAGGCGCTGCAGGGATCGGATTCGGGTTCCGGTTCAAAGGGTACGCAGGCGGCTGTGCTGAAGGATCTGACCGAGGCGGACGCAATCAAGAAGGTCGGTGCGCTTTTCACGGCTGATATGAAGAAGAGCGGTATCCTGGCATCGGTATCGCTGGCACAGTTCATTCTGGAATCCGGTTATGGAAAGAGCGAACTTGCGCAGAATGCCAACAATATCTTCGGGATGAAGTGCAGCCTGTCCGGGAACACTTGGAGCGGTTCTGCATGGGATGGCAAGAGCAAGTACACGAAAAAGACGCAGGAACAGCATACGGATGGAAGCTATGAGACGATCACGGCAGATTTCCGCAAGTATCCCTGCATTGAGGATTCGATTGCTGACCATTCTGCTTATCTGCTTGGTGCGAAGAACGGCAGCAAGTTCAGGTATGACGGGCTGAAGGGATGCACGGATTATAAGAAGGCTGTGCAGATCATCAAGGACGGCGGTTACGCCACAAGCCTGACTTATGTGGAGAAGCTTTGCACCATCATTGAGAAATGGAAGCTGACTCAGTACGATGCGAAGGATTCCGGCGGAGAAGCGATCCGGTGGTACCGTGTCCGCAAGAACTGGGCTGATAGCAAGAGCCAAAAGGGTGCTTTTAAGATTCTGGATAACGCGAAGAAGTGCGCGGATCAGAATTCGGGATACAAAGTATTCGACGCTGACGGAAATGTGGTGTATGAGCCGAAGGCGGCGGAGCCTGCGGTGAAGGTGCCATTTCTGGTGAAGGTAAGCATTTCTGATCTGAATATCAGGAAGGGTCCAGGAACGGATTACAGCAGAGTTCAGTTTTGCCCGGTTGGTATTTATACCATTGTGGAAGTGAAGTCCGGTAATGGCTCTTCAGCTGGATGGGGAAGGCTGAAGAGCGGGATTGGATGGATTAGCTTGGATTTTGTGAATAGAGTGTAAGAATGACGGTCGGTGGAGATAGTTTTTCTCTGTCGGCCGTCTTTTTTGTTTGGAGGGTAAAAATCGGGTGCTTTTCGTTGCCTGTGACATGAGAGGAAGTCCTCTCAGAAAGGACGGGCAAAGAAATGATGACTTTGGAAGAAATGAAAGCCGTGGATATAAGAACCGTGGATCCGGAAACGCTTGTGGATATCAGGGATGTGCATATAGACAGGACTCTGCCGAAGGAAGAACGGATTAAGAGTTTTATCCGGCAGATCAAGAATCCGTATGTCTATAAATGCGGTGACATCATCGTGAAGGCGACCTTCTCTGATACGGATGAAACGCTGGAAGACAGGATGGAACACTATCTCAGGAACAGATAACCGCCATCCGTCAGAATGTCATGGAAAGTTTGGAAAAAGCACGGTAATATAGGCTCAGGTCGAACTAAAATTGTGACTGAGGATGAGCGGTCATGTTACAGGCGGCTGTTTCGGCAAGAGCGATCAAGTCGAAAGGAGCTGCCAATATGAGTAAAATCAATTCTTACAATGCGTGCATTTACGCAAGACTGTCGCGTGATGATGGCGATAAGCTGGAGAGCGACAGCATTATCAACCAGAAAGCCCTTATCAGGGATTTTCTGTCAAAACATCCGGAGATCCATGCGGTTTCGGAGAAAACCGATGATGGATATTCCGGCGTCAACTTTGACAGACCGGCATTTCAGGAAATGATGGAAGACATCCGTTCCGGGAAGATAAACTGCGTGGTGGTCAAAGACCTTTCCCGTTTTGGAAGAAACTATATAGAAGCAGGCAATTACATCGAGAGGGTATTTCCATTTCTCGGTGTGCGTTTTATTGCAATCAATGACAATTATGACAGTCTGGACAGGAATCAGTCGGATTCTCTGATTATTCCGTTCAAGAACCTGATCAATGACGCATACTGCAAAGATATTTCTGTAAAGATCAGGTCACAGTTGGAGATCAAGAGGAAAAAGGGACAGTTCATAGGCGCATTTGCCGCATATGGGTATCTGAAGGATGAAGAGGATCACAATAAGCTTGTGGTGGATACATATGCGTCGGAGATCGTCAGGGCAATCTTCAAATGGAAGATACAGGGGATGAGCCAGGGGCGTATCGCGAATAAGCTGAATATGCAGGGCGTGTTATGCCCGATGGAATATAAGCTTTCTCTTGGAATGAAGGTTCAGACGAACTTCAGGGTACACAAGAAAGCATTGTGGTCATCCAAGGCTGTGACAAGGATTCTGACCAACGAAATATATACTGGTGTTTTGGTACAAGGCAAAGTCGGTACTCCGAATTATAAGATCAAAAAGATAATGCCAAGGGATGAGGCGGATTGGATCCGGGTTGAGGGAGTAATTCCTGTGATCATCGACAAGGATATGTTTGACTCAGTGCAGATGATCCTTGCGAAAGATATCCGCATTGCTCCGGAGGAAGATGCGGTTTATCCGCTTTCTGGCTTCGTAAAATGCGCTGATTGCGGTCAGAACATGGTCAGAAAATCCTATAATGCCGGTGGCAAGGCATATTCCTATTTCATCTGTTCTACAAGGAAGGCCGGAAAGGGCTGCAGTACACATTCAATATCGGAGGAAAAGCTTACGGATGTTGTTCTGCAGATGGTGACAAAGCAAATTGAATCTGTCTGTGAAATGGAGAAGATGCTTGATATAGTAGAATCCCTTCCGGAGAAGCAGGCCAATGTTTTTAATTATGACGCGCAGGTTGTAAGGCTGAAGGAAGAAATCGAGAGAAACAAGTCTTTCAAGCTGAAACTGTATGAAAACCTGCAGGAAGGCCTGATCGGGCAGGATGAATATTTTCTGTTCAAGAAAAGCTATGCCGCGAAGATCGCGGAAGCGGAGGCTGCTATCCGGGCAATCGAGGATGAGAGAGAACAGGCAGTCAGCAGGAACCGGGATTCTCTTTCATGGATGGAATCATTCAAAAAGTACAGGAATATTACTTCCGTGAACAGAAGCATGGTTGTAGATCTGATCAGACAGGTCAATGTATTTGAAGGGGGCAGGGCTGAGGTTGTATTCCGGCATGCCGATGAAGCGGAAAAGTTTGTAAAGATGCTGGAAGATTTCAGCAGGCAGGCGGTATAGGAGGTGCGGCATGGCAAGAAAAAGCAGGAAGAATATTGAAACAACAGCCGCAGCGCCGGTAATTGAGAGCAGCTATTACAAAACTGCGGTTTATGTGAGGCTTTCCATTGAGAACAGTGGAAAAGATGATGACGGGGACTCTATCGAGAACCAGATGAGTATCTGCAAGGAGTATATTGCCGAGCATCCGGATCTGAAGCTTTTTGATATCTATGAAGATAACGGGAAGAAGGGTACTCATTTTGACAGGCCTGAGTTCCAGCGGATGATGGAGGATGTTAAGGGTGGAAAAGTTCAGTGTATTTTGGTAAAGGACCTGAGCCGTTTCGGACGTGACTACATAGAAGCAGGGCAGTATCTGGAGAAGATTTTTCCGTTCCTGGGCGTGCGGTTCATATCAATAACTGACGGGTACGACAGCCTGACTTCTGATGATGCGGAAGGAGCGCTGATGATCCCGCTGAAGAATATGATGAATGATGTGTACGCAAAGGACATTTCGCGGAAGATCATTACATCCTTCAGAGCAAGGCAGGAAAAGGGGGAGTATCTGCCGGCATTTCCGCCTTATGGCTATGTGAAGTCAAAGACCAGGGCATATCGCTATGAAGTGGATGAAAAAGTTGCTCCGTATGTGAGGATGATCTTTGAGTGGAAGGCAGCAGGAGTTTCACATAGCGAGATCTGCAGACGGCTTAATGATATGGGCGCTGTTACGCCGGCAAAGCGTAAGGTTGAACTGGGTATCTGGCATGCGGAGAAATATAAGCATACCATCTGGCATGGAAGGACGATCATTGACATCATGAAAAACTCTACATATACCGGGGAACTGGTATATGGGAGGATGCCGAAATCCTTATATCAGGGAATCAAATGCCATAGGGCAAAACCTGATGAATGGAGGATAATACCGGATGCCCATGAGGCGATTGTCAGCCGGGAACTGTATGACAAGGTACAGGCTTTGTTCGATGAACGCGCAAAAGAAATGAAGGAAAAAATGGATAAGCATGCTCCTCTCAGAGAACAAATCGTAAATCATTTCAAGGGAAGGATTTACTGTGGTGATTGTGGGAAGAGAATGAGGTTTGTAAAGGCGAATCAGAAGCATATTCCTATGGATCAGGCACATTCCTATTATGTCTGCGGCGGTTATCTGGACAGCGGATACAGGAACTGTTCAAGGAGGATGATTCGATACTCTGATGTGGAAGCGGCTGTGATTGCTGTTATCCAGGGGCAGGTAACGGCGGCTCTTGATCAGGAAAAACTGCTGAAACAGATGCGAGGGTCAATGAAGGAGAAAAGCCTGATCGATAAGTATGTTGGCCAGATCAATTATATCTCTCAGGAACTGAAGAGGGTGAACGGCAGGCGGGAGCATTTGTTTGAAAGCTTTACGGAGGGTGTTCTGGATGAGGCTGAATACCGGCTCGCTAAACAGAAATATGACGATGAGGCAGCAGAACTTGGGAAGAGGCTTTCTGAGGCGAGGGCGAAGAGGAAACAGCTCGATGGGGTGCTGACACTGGATAACAAATGGCTTTCCGCCATGCGTGAAGCTGAAGATAAGACGGAGGTTGATTCCGAACTTGTGAAGCATCTTATCAAGGCAGTGAAGATCTATGAGGAAAAGCGCGTTGAGGTAGAACTGAATTTCGGAGAACAGAAGAAGGTCATGGAGCAGATTATCGGAGAAATGATGGAGGGGGATTCGGATGAGTAAGTGGGTTATCGGAAAATACATCCGCCTGTCCGATGCTGACCGGGATCTGATGAAGAAGGAAGGCAAGACGGAAAGCGAGAGCGTGTCACACCAAAAAGCTTTGATCCAGAATTTCGTCAATGAGCATGAGGAACTGAAGGGATGCGAGCAGTATGAGTTTTTTGACGATGGTTTCTCCGGCACGAATTTTGACAGGCCATCTTTTGAAAAACTGATAGAGCAGATAAAGAAGGGGAAGATTAATTGCGTCATTGTAAAGGATTTTTCCCGCTTCGGACGTGATTATATCGAACTGGGGGATTATCTGGAAAGGATATTCCCCTTCATGGGCGTCCGGTTCATCTCCATCAACGACCATTATGACAGTCTGGATTACAAGGGTACTACCGGCGGTCTGGATGTGGTCATGAAGAATATTGTTTATGATTATTACAGCAAGGACCTGTCGGTGAAGGTCATGACAGCGAAACGCGCCAAAATGAAGAGGGGTCTTTATATCGGCGGTCATGTCCCTTATGGCTACAGGCGGCGAGAGGATGACAAGCACAGGATCGAGATAGATCCGGAGGCGGCTGAGGTTGTCCGGGAGATATATGATGCTGCCCTGGACGGAGTGAGGGCGGTGGATATAGCAAGCCGGCTTAATGATAAGGGGTATGAAACGCCGGCGGTATATTACCGGCGTAAGAATCCGGGGACAAAGAAGTTTGCCAATGTATCGGAACTGGCCTGCTGGAATATTTACTCCGTCAACAAGATCCTGCAGAACAAGGTTTACTACGGGGTTGTAGTAGGCCATAAGCGGGAAGCGGTAGCACCGTGCAGCTCACATACCGTTTCGGTACCCGAGGATGAACAGATCGCGGTTGAGAACTGTCATCCGGGGATCGTCACGAAGGAAGAGTTCCTTGAAGTCCAGAAGCGGTTCAGGAAGCAGTATCCGCAGAAGGATGAAAGAAGGTATGGCAAGACATGTCCTCTTGTGGGGAAGGCTGTCTGCGGAATGTGCGGAAGGTCGATGAACTTCAGGTCATATGTCGCAAAAGGCAGGGAATACAGCTATATCCTTTGTCCTCACGCAAAGCATCAGAAAGCCGGCCAGTGCTGCAAGAAATACTGCCGGGAAGCAGATGTGAATGAAATGGTCTGGCATTCGATCAGGAACCTTATGGATATGGCAGACAGAGCCACGAAGAAATTGAAAAAGCGTACAGATAAGACACAGAGTGAAAACCTGAAGTTGGCCAAGAAACTTGAAAAGCTTCAGAAAGATAAAGAGAAGTGTGAAACGGAGCGGTTTGCCAATGTTGACAGGTTTATGGCCGGAGAATTGGAAAAGGATGATTACCTGAGAGTTCGGCAGGAACTGTCCCGGAAGGCGGAATGTCTGGATCAGCAGATAACTGAGGTTACCGCAAAGCTTCATGAGAGTGAAGCGGCTGCCGATGATGGCGTGCGTGATGCGGTTGCCACGATGAAGAAGTATTCCGGGGAACAGGAACTGAATAGAGAGATAGTGGATGTGTTCATTGATAGGATTCTGATATATGATCCGAAGCATATTGAGATTCAGTGGAAACTTCCGGATGAAGTAATAAAGTTCATAGAAGGGTAGGCGGCGGAGCCGGTTGGAGAGATCTGACCGGTTCTTTTTCTGCTTGAAAAAACGGCGGTTTCTGTTATACTATAAATTATACAAATAGGATAACGATTGATCAGAACTTGGGAAGTGAATTATGGTCAAGAACAATATAGAAGTCGATGTGAAAGTAAAGTGCATAGAGCAGGGAAAGACGCAGGCCAAGCTGGCGGAAGAGATTGATACCACTAAGGCCTATGTGAACCGTGTGATCAAGAAGAATGACAGTGTGGTCAATAACACCTTCGTTAAGATGATGGAGGCGCTGGGGTATGATATTGAGCTGCACTATGTTAAGAGGGACGAATCTGAATGAAGCAACTGAAGGAAAAAGAATACGAAGAGTTCCAGCAATACCTTTACAATAAGTCGCATGGATATATCTGGACTCCTGACACTCTGGAAATAATCTGTTCCGGTAATGAATATGATCCTGAGAAGATCGGAAAGCAGATGTTGGAAATGAAGGTGAAGCTTCAGAATGAGCATGTTTCTCATATGCTGAGCGATAAACGGAACAAATATGTTATCAGAAGCTTGAGAAAGAGCGAAACAGAATTGCTGAAGGACTTCCTGTATGAAGCAATCTTTATTCCGGAAGGAGTAGAACCACCTGCGAAGGATATTGTGGAAAAACCGGAACTGAGAGTCTATACAGATGATTTTAACAGCCGAAAGGGCGATAACTGTCTGGTAGCTGATTTTGGCGGGAAAGTGGTCGGTGCTGTCTGGACACGTATCATGAACGATTATGGTCATGTAGATGATGAGACTCCGTCCTTTGCGATTTCTCTGTATAAGGAATATCGGGGCCAGGGCATAGGTTCACAGTTGATGGTGAAGATGCTGGAATTGCTGAAGTGGCAGGGGTTTGAGAAGGCATCTTTGGCAGTACAAAAGGCGAACTATGCTGTGAAAATGTATGAGAATGTTGGGTTTAAGACGATAGACGAAAATGACGAAGAATATATTATGGTGTGCGAATTATGA